TCATGAGATTCTATCAGAGTCAAATGGATATGTCTACTGGAGCAACTGGTTCTGCATCTTCTGCTGCAATGGAATTAGGTAGGGTTTTATCCGATGCACCTTATGGTATTAGAGGTGTTGCGAATAACATTTCTCAGTTTGCTTCTCAAATGGCTTTTGCTGCTAAATCAACAGGTAGTTTAAAATTAGCAATAATGGACTTAGGTAAAGCGATGGCAGGTCCTTTAGGCATATTGCTTATTATACAAGGTGTTATTGCTGCTTTTGAAAAAATGTCTATGGCTAAACAAAAGGCTAAAGAAGAGTCTGAGGACTTAAATAAAGCTTTGAAAGAGGAGATAAAGACGTTAGAAGGTTATGAATCTATAATTAATCTATCTAGTTCAAGTTTAGAAGAAAGAAATAATGCTATTATAGCAGCAATTGCATCAAGTAAAACTCTTAGTGATGAAATATTAAATTCACAGGACTCTTTATTTGCTCAAGAACAGGCTCTTAAGGCTGTTTTAGAAGAAAAGAGAAAGCAGTTAGATATAAATGAAAAGCTATCAAAAGTTAATTCAATAAATAAATTACTAAAAGAAGAAGAAAATTCAATCGAAAAAGTACAGGCAGCTTTAGTTGATTTAAAAAAAGATAGAACAGATGCACTGAAGGCAGGAATGAATGCAAAATCTATTAATACTGCTTATAATATAGAAAAAGAAAGGCTTGATGGAATAATTACTAGTCTAAAGGAAAGAAACAAACTACTTAGGGAGGCTGCTAATTTGATTGAACCTCCTAGAAAAGTTATTGAAGGTACTGAGGAGTATTTTGATAAAGCTATAGCTGCTGCTAAAAAGTTCAGAAAGCAGATGTTAAACGACCCTAAGGCTTATGCAGACCAAACCAAAGTTATCGAAGGTCTTATAAAAGAAAGGGAAGCGCTTACAGGAACTAAAGGTAAAGGTGGGAGTAAGCTATCTATATTCGATACTCCAGAAGAATTAGAGTTAAAAGTAAAAAGCACTTTAGATGCTAGGCAAAAACTTGCTCAAAAGACAGAGATGATAAACCTAAAGGCAGAAGAAAAATCTAGGTTGTCTATGGTTCAAAGTGAAGAAGATAAGACCTTTATAAAAGAAGAATACGCTTTAAAAAGACTTGATATTACCGAGAAGTATGAGAAGAAGGCTATGTTGTTAAAAAAACAAAATGCTATAAAATCTGCTCAAGAAACTCATGCAGAATATTCTAGGAAAGTTGATAAAGATTTAGCTAAATTTATATCTGGTATAAAGAAAGAAGGAAAGGCTCTTACTGATGCAGAGCAAAAAGAGATAGATAGAGCTGAAACTGTCGCTTTCGATAAGAAGAAAAATTCTGGAGATAGATTGATAGCAGCTGTTACTCAAATAAAGGATGAATACAAAGCTTTATTCCCTTTCTGGGAGCAAATGGCAGCTGCAAGAAGAGCTGCTATTGGAGTAGGAAAACCTGTTGAAGATGCTAAAGAATTTACTTTAGAGGATGGTCTTAAAGAATACATGAAACTCCAGTCTTCTATGACTGATTTTTTAAGTGCAGAGTACGATAGACAACTAACTATAGAGCAAAATAAAACAAACGCTTTAAACAACGAGCTTAATCAAAGACTTCTAAATGAAGACTTATCTAAAGATGAAAGAGAAAGAATACAATTACAGATAGGTCAAAATGATGAGAAGCTAAGGAAGAAGCAAGAGGCTATAGAAAAGAAAAGATTTAAGTTAAACAAGGCAGCGAATATAGCTACTGCATCTATAAATACATATTTAGCTGCAAGTCAAATCTTATCAGACCCTTCATTTAAAGGAAGACCTGTAGCTAGGTTTGTTGCTATGGCAGCCACAATAACTACTGGTTTATTGAATGTAGCTAAAATAGCTAGACAGAAGTTTCAATCTTCAGCAGGTAGTGGAGGTTCAATAGGAGCAGCAGCAGGTAGTAATGGTGGTGGAGATAACACTAGAGAGTTTAATTTTAACTTAGCAGGTAGCACACAATCAAATCAGCTAACACAATCAATAGCTGGTCAATTAAGTCAACCAATACAAACGTATGTGGTTTCATCAGAGATAACAAGTCAACAACAATTAGATTTAAATATAGCTAACACAGCAACAATAGGAGGTTAAAAACAATAATTATGGAAGATTTAGACATCATAGAATTAATAATAGACGAAAACAATCTAGAGGATGGGATAGAAGCTATCTCACTAGTAGAAAGTCCTGCAATAGAAGAAAACTTTGTAGCTTTAAGTAGACACAAGGTAGAATTCAAATCTGTAGATGACGAGAAAAGAATTGTAGTAGGACTAGCTTTAGTTCCAGACAAGGAAATATTTAGAAAAAGTGGAGACTACGCTTACAAGATAATGTTCTCTAAAGAGACTGTCAAGAAAGCATCTGAACTTTACCTTAAAAGACTAAAGAATAATAATGCTACGATAGAACACGAACTAGCAGTAAAAGGAGTATCTCTTATAGAGTCTTGGATAGTAGAAGACCCTAATATGGACAAAACTAACTTATACAAGTTAGATGCTCCAGAAGGTGCTTGGGCTGTAGTTATGAAGATTGATAACGATGAGATATGGGAAGACGTAAAGCAGGGTAAATATCTTGGCTTTAGTATAGAAGGTTTCTTTAGTCAAAAAGAACAAGAGTTAGCTAAGCAAGAATTAAAGTCTTATAGCGACTATCCACAGTCTGCAACTAACAATGCTAAAAGAGCATTAGCTTGGGTTGAAAAGAATGGTTGGGGAAGTTGTGGTACTCCTGTTGGAAAACAAAGAGCAAACCAACTAGCTAATAGAGAGCCACTAACTAGAGATACAATATCTAGAATGGCATCATTTAAAAGACATCAGCAACACAAAGATGTACCTTATTCGGAAGGATGTGGTGGTCTTATGTGGGATTGCTGGGGAGGAACTAGTGGTGTTGAATGGGCAATAAACAAGTTAGAGAAGTTATCTTTATCTGAAGAAGATACTGAAGCTTTAGCAGTATTAAATGAAATCCTAAACAAGTTAAAAGATGAGTAGAAGAAGAGAACAAGAATGGAGTAGAACATCTCCAAAAAACAAGAGAAGAGCTTGTCTATGTAAAGATGGTAGTAGATACAGTAGAGACTGTTGTAAAGGCAGGATGATTAATCAAGGTATTGGTAATGTATAATTGGAAAATACAACAATATTTATATTACTAGTTATTAGTGTTATAGAGTTATTAATAATAAATTTTAATTTATGAAAAGTCCAAAAGAAATTGTAGATGCTTTCAAAAGTATTTTACTTTCTTCTGAAGAAGTAGTTGAAACACCTGTAGAAGAGGTTGTTGAACTAGCTGAAGAAAAAGTAGAACAAGCTGAGGAAGTTATCGAAGAAGCTCCTATCGCAGAGGAAGAAGTTATTTCTGAAGATTCAGATATTGAGTCACTAAAAAAGAAATACGATTCTTTATACGAAGAGTTAGATTCATTAAAAGCTTCTGTTAAACAGATGATGGAAATCGTTTCTCCTTCAGAAGAGAAAGATGTTCCTGCTGAATTATCAGAGGAAGTAGAAATTAAGGAAGAAGTTACTGAATTATCTGTAGAAGCAGAAGAAATAGTACATTCTCCAGAAGCTCAAGTAGAGCAAAAACAACAACATTTATATTCACAAAGCAGAAGTAGAACTGTGAAAGATTCAATCTACAACAAACTATTTAATAAATAAAAAAAGATGGCAACAACAACTTCAATTACAACAACTTACGCAGGAGAAAAAGCAGCAGGGTACATCTCAGCAGCTTTATTATCTGCAAATACTATCGAAAATGGTGGTATTACTGTTAAACCAAATGTAAAGTTCAAGCAAGTAATCAAGAGACTTTCTACCACAGACTTAATCGCTGATGGAAGCTGTGATTTCGCTGCTACTGACACTGTTACTTTAGACGAGAAAATCTTACAACCAGAGGAATTCCAAGTAAACTTAAACTTGTGTAAATCTGATTTTAGAGATGACTGGGATGCAATATCTATGGGATATTCTGCATTTGACAACTTACCTCCTTCTTTCCAAGAGTTTTTAATCGCTGAGATTATTGCTAAGATTGCTGACAAGAATGAGAAAAATATCTGGATGGGTGCTACTGCAACTGCTGGAGAATTTGACGGATTAGTAGCTTTAGCTACTGCTGACGGAACTGTAAACGATGTAGCAGGAACTACTGTTACTTCTGCTAACGTAATCGCTGAAATGGGTAAAGTAGTAGACGCTATGCCTTCTGCATTATACGGAAAGTCAGATGTAAAATTATACGTTGCTCAAAACGTTTATAAAGCTTATGTAAGAGCTTTAGGAGGATTTGGTGCTGACGGAGTAGGAGCTGCTGGTTACGAAGCAAAAGGAAACAACCAAGCTATCAACTCATTATTATTTGATGGAGTAGAGGTATTCTTAGCAAACGGATTAGACTCTAACTATATGTACTTAGCTGAATCTTCTAACATCTTCTTTGGAACAGGATTATTATCTGACCATAACGAAGTTAAAGTGTTGGATATGAGCGACTTAGACGGAAGTCAGAATGTACGTTTCGTAATGAGATTTACTGCAGGTGTACAACACGGATTTGGTTCAGACATCGTTCTTTACACTCCAGCTTAATTAATTAATTATTAACAATAACCCTCCTCTTTTATGGGGAGGGATATTAAAAACCAATACAACAAATGGCTTGTGATTTAACATTAGGAAGAAAAGAAGTATGTAAAGATTCGGTTGGAGGTATAAAAGCTATCTACTTCTCGAATTTTGAAGATACTACTCCTGCTAGTTACACATTTGATGCTACTAATACAGACGTTATTGACGCTGTAACTGGAACACCAAATGTATACAAGTATGAAGTAAGAGATGCTTCTTCTTTCACGCAAAATATTCAGTCTAGTGCTGAAACAGGAACTACTGCCTTCGAACAAGTAGTTGAATTGACCTTGAAAAAATTAACTGTTGATGACCATAAAGAATTAAAATTACTTTCTTATGGTAGACCAAGAGTTATCGTTCAAGACCAAAATGACAATTACTTTTTAGCTGGATTTGAAAATGGCTGTCAAGTAACTGCTGGTACTATCGTAACAGGACAAGCAATGAATGACCTAAGTGGTTATACATTGACTTTAACTGGTATGGAAAAGAAACCTGCTAACTTCTTGGATTCTGACCCTGCAACTGTAGGATTTACTGTTGTAGTTCAATCATAGTTTTTCAGTTTACTTTATGTTTTTTAGTTTAGGTCTACTTCGGTAGACCTTTTCTTTTGCAATAAAAACAAAAAAGTAAATATACGTTATAAGTTTATGATTAGATTATTGCCAACATCAAGCTCACAAACTTTTTCTATCTTACCTAGAACATTAGATACAACAGGTATCGATGCTACAATAAGAGAAGACGGAACAGGCAACGTAGTAACAATTTCAAATGTTACAGCATCAGTCAACAATGACTACATAGATATAACTCTATCTTCAGATAAGTTTATAGCTGAAAGAGCCTATGTCTTAGAGATGACTAGGGGTGCAAATTTATGGTATAGAGATAAGATATACGTTACAAGTCAAACAGACACGGATATTTACCATACTATAAGTACTGGTTACTATGAAGAGAACGATACAGATGGCGATGATAAATACATAACAATATAATGGGTAAAATAAATATTAAAAAGAATTATTCAGTAAGTAAGCCAAAGACGTATACTAAGAACTTTAGTGTCGTTGAACTATCTACCTATGAGATGCCTAAGGCTATAGAAAGAAAAGGAGATAATTGGGTTAGCTGGGGAGAAGACAACAATCACTTTGGTAGACTAATAGACTTAAATCTAGGTAGTCCTACTAACTCAAGATGTATCAAAGGTATATCTGATATGATTTATGGTAGAGGATTAGAATGTACTGATAGTAAAGAGAAGCCTGTAGATTGGGCAGAGACTCAATTAATATTTAAGCCTAAAGACATTAAAAGAATAGTAAACGATAGGAAAGAGTTAGGAATGGCTGCTATTCAAGTTGTTTACAATAAAACTAAAAAAAGAGTACTAAAAGCATTACACTTTCCAATAGAAACTCTTAGAGCTGAGAAAGCTGTAGATGGAATTATAAAGGCTTGGTACTATCACCCTAATTGGTCTGAGTACAAGAGAGGCGATAAGCCTAAAAGAATACCTGCTTTTGGTCAAGGTGGTAAGAAGGAAACTTCTGAGATATTTGTATCTAAACCTTATCAAAGTGGATTTTGGTATTATACTCCTAGTGACTATCACGGATGTTTACAGTACTGTGATTTAGAGGTAGAGGTATCTAACTACCATATCAACAATATAAAGAATGGTTTACAGCCTAGCTTGTTTATTAATTTCAACAATGGTATTCCTCCAGAGGAGACTCAAGAAATAATAGAAAGCAAAATAAACGATAAGTTTGGAGGAACAAACAATGCAGGTAGAACAATCATAGCTTTTAACGAAGACAAAGATAGTTCTGCAACTATAGACCCTATACACTTACCAGATGCTCACGCACAATATCAGTTCTTAGCTGATGAAAGTAGAGAGAAGATAATGTTAGGACACGGAATTGTATCTCCTATTTTATTAGGTATTAAGGATAACACAGGTTTTGGTAACAATGCAGAGGAATTAAGAACTGCATCTATACTTATGGATAACTTTGTTATTAGACCTTTCCAAAAAGATTTACTAGATGACTTCTGTGAGATATTATCTGTAAATGGAATATACCTAAACTTATACTTTGTTACTTTACAACCTATTGAGTTTACAGAATTAGACAACATCTCTACTAAGATTAAGAGAGAAGAAGAAACAGGAGAGAAGCTAAGTTCTCAAGAAGAGCCAACAGACTTTTCTGATGAAGAAGGAGATGATATGTTACAGCAATTAGAAGGCTTAGGAGAGATTATAAGCGATGATTGGGAGGTTATACATACTGAGAAGTATGCTGAGGAGTTAAGTGAGGTTAAAATGGCTGAAATTAAGTCTAGCAATAAGTCATCTAAGGAAGATAGTGAAATCTATAAAGTTAGATACGCTTA